GAGATGGTACATTATCAGGTGAAAATGCGTCTTTTAATTTTGCACCAAACCCTACAAACATACCTTGATCTTCAGCACCATAGTCTGCTGTAAATCCTAACTTAACATTTTGTGGCATATACAATGCAATTGTAGCGGCTATTTCTCTACCTTCAGCACCACTTTTATTTGAAGCAGCAATAGTTTCATCACCGTAAAATCTATTTGCGCCTGAATAAACTTTTTCTAAATAAGTATCTTTTTCTACGACTCTGGTGTTACCACCTGTTTTTATTCTTGCTTCACCTTTTTTTCTTCTTAATATGTCAAACAAAATATAATGTTTTTGATCAGCAGCATCTATTGGATATTGTAAGAATTTAAAAGGCGATTGTTGTTTTACATTTGGATTAAAAACTGAACCATTATCTTTAATAGATTTTAAATATGTGCTATATCTTGTACCTGAAGATGGTGATAAGGTGTTTAATAATTTCTTTTGTGTATCGAATGACATACTAATATTTATATTGATTTTCTTATCTTAATTTGTTAATATAACTAATAGTATCACTATTGTTTATACCAATAGTTCTTGGCGTTTCCATTATTGTATCGGTATTGTTTACCGTAGTTACATTATTACTGTTAACTGTGTTTATAGTAGTTGTTTTAAATGTTTCATCTGTTGACGCTCTTTCAACTGCGTTTTCACTTATTTCAGCAGTCTTCATCATCTTGTCTTCATTATTTGCCATTACTACATCTCTACCAAGATTTATTGTTCCTAAACCTACACTTGCAGCAGTACCTACACCTGGCACCATAGCAGCACCTCCTTCAGCAATTTCTAATCCTGCACCTAAAAAATCACCTCTTGCTAATTTTTCTATGGCAAACGGTATTGAAACTGCTAATCCTATAATAGGCAGTTTTTTTAATGCAAATTTTAATCCACCTTTTGCTAATGCTTTAGTTGAAGTTTTGCCTGCCTTATCTTTTAATTCTTTTTGAGCAGTTTTTGTTGCCTTATCAGCATCTACATCTTTTGAACCTGTTTTTAATTTTGTATCTGTATCAACAGGAGTTTTTGCACCATATTTAGAAAGAAAATCACCACCTAATTTTGCTGGTAATAATGTACTTAATCCTCTAGCAAGTGTTTTTCTAACATTTTTAAACAGTAAAGGTATACCGCCAAGTGCTAAGGCATTATCTTTTGCAAAATCAGCAGCACCTGATAACAAACCACCTGTTTTTTCACCTGATAATAATTCGTTTGTTTTCTTTTGTTCAAATAAAATATCCTCTAATAAACCTTTTTGAGTTTTAAACTGCAAATCAGATTCACGTTCTTCTTCTATTGCCTCTTCTTTACCAAACTCTTTACCACCCATCATTGTTGCTAAATCAGGCCTTACACCAGTTGCTCTTTTAACTGCTCGTTCAGATACTTGATTGTCTGTAGCAAAGTCTTCACTCATTGATAAGTCAAAGTCTGTATCACCACCAAATTTTATTGACTCTCTTAAACCTTTTCTAGCAAGTGATTGTTTTAATCCTATTGCTCTTCGTTCAGCAGCTTTCTCTGCTTGTACAGCACGTTCTAAAGGTCTACCTAAAAAAGGTATTCTTGTTAAACCAAAACGCTCTGCCAGTTTAAGTGCTGAAAATTCTTTTTTTAAATCTCTAAATGCTAAATTCATTCTAGTAGATACATTTAACAATTCACCTAATCTAGCATTTGTTTTACCTACAGTTTGTTTGATGAATAATAGTTCAGGTTCGTTTACAATACCTTCAAGTTCTTGTATGGTTTTTTGTGTATCGGCTTGTAATTGTTGTGCCTCATTAAAATCCATACCTTTAATAGCGTCTAAATCACCTGTTTGATAACCTATCACATAATTAATAACATCATCTCTAATACCAGCATCTTTTAGTTTCTCCATAGAGCCAAAACCTTGTTCTCTTATGGTTTTATCCATATAATCTGATAAAGAGTCAGATATAGCAAACTTCTCATCTTTCTGATTTTTTCTTTGATCAGCAAGTATTTTTTCAAAATTAGGATTAACCTCTTTAAATTTAATTGATTGTCTACCTAAATTTGATGAATAGTCTGTTGTTTTAGGACCTGTAGGTTTTTTTGATTTTGCCATTGTTTATTACTTCTTATTATCTGATTTTGCTCTACTACCTGTGTATAAACCAAACCACGCTGCTCCAGCACCAACAACTATTGATACCAAACCAGATTGTTCCATTGTAGGCGCTGATAAATTCATATACCAAATTACTACTTTGTATAATAGATAGATGTATGTAGATATAAACACTCTTGGAAATATTCTCCAACTATCTACTGCTCTTGCCAAATGAATTAATTTAGCGTATGGATTAACACCTAAGTCTTTAATAGATGTATCAACTTCTAAATCAACTTGTATTTTTTGTTTTGGTTCTGCAACCTTAACTTCTTCCATTAGTTTTTCCCTCTTTGTTTTTCTCTTATCTTTTCGTTTTCTTCTTTTATATATTGTGATAACAACTCAATATATATTTCCCTCTCCCACGGCATCATTTCTTCTAATTCAGTTAAAGAATATTTATGGAATTGCATTAAAGCAAAATTAGTCCTATAAAAATTCTCAAGCGTATCGTGTAAGAGGGTTACTGAAAAAAATCAGCAGCACCTTGTAATAATAAAGTATGTTCTTTACCTGATTTAGGATTTTTATAATTTATTGTATGTGAAACAATTGGCAATTCGTCAAAAAACTTTTTAATTTGTTTAAATTGATTAGATGTTAAATTTTCAACAAATTCAGTTAACTGTTCTTTGCTTATATCTATTGCTTCAAATACTTCATCACCTTTATAAATTTGTGCTATACAATCTCTTACTAATTCAAATGATAAGTCAATAAAATTCTTTTTATTTACTAACTCAACAATTGTTGGTATTCTCATAATAACACCATAACCAGGTTCAAACTCTATTTTAGGATCAACCTTTTTATTTAAATCTGGTTTAACATCATCTACATTTAAATCATAGTCAACTAAAACATTCTCATCATCTGGACATTTTAGTTTCATTTGTATAACCTCACCTACAGATTTTGCTCTTATGTTTAACCATAAGTATTCAAAATCATAAACAGGTATTTTTGTAACATCAATATCACTTAAAACACAATTTTGAACAACTGTTACAAAAGCACTTACTATTTCCTCTTCATTATTACTTTCAGTTGCCATCAATAATAACTTTTCTTCTTTAATTAAAAACGGCCTGTATTTCACTTTAACATTATTTGATAATGTCATTTCATATTCAGGTGTTTTCAAAAATGGTATACTCATTATTTACTCCTTATAATTTAGTATAATATATCTCGTATAACTTTAGGGTCTGGAAGACCTTTAGGGAATACACGACCTCCCGTTACTCTACCTATTGGTAAATCTCTCCTTACTTTTTCATAAACTTGTCTACCTACACTACCCAAAATATTACCAATACCAAATGGTAAACTTTCTAAAAATCCACCTTTAATATTTGCAACATTTTTTCTATATTCATCTTTTAATCCTTGATCACCACTTGGTAAGTTTTTATATCTTAATGGGTTACTTGTTGTTGACATCCAATATCTATATTTAAATGTTACACTTGTTTTAAGTATTTGATCTTTTGCATTATGACTAAACGGTGTAGCACTTATTGATTTAGGATAAACTTCAAATAATTGTACCTGATATGATGATTCTGATGTACCTAATATTTTTCTTAAATTTTCTCTATCTGTTTCAGGACTTCCCGATGGATTATAATTAGCCAATGCTGCCATAAATGTTTTCTTTAATGGTGTGATTGTAATTGAACAATTTTTAGCATAATCATCATAATAACCAACATTGTAATTTCTAGCATTTACTATCATATTTTGCCACGCCTCAAAAAATATTCTTTCATCAAAATCTGTGCCTGTATAGAAATCTGCTGTAATTTCGTCATATTGAATACCATTAGCAATTGATCTACTAGGTCCATAATATTGATCATTTGTGTCATCAGTTATAGTTCTTGTTGGTATACTAATGTCTGTACAAAATAAATCTAATCTTAATGCTAAACTTTTTTGTAATTGAGCAGCCAATTCAGATGAAGCTGCTAAATCTAAATTTGTTTGTGACTCTTCAGAATATACACCGTAACCTGCTAAAGGTTCTTGTGTAAGTAATCCTTTAGGTCCATCAATCGAAACCATAAATTGTGTAGGTCTTGCTAAACCTCCTGCTTGAGAAAGACCAGTTCTAAACTGATTATATACTGAATTGTAATTAGAGGTTCTATTAATGTAATTAATTTTATCATTGGTTTCGCTTACACTAAATTGAGGTTTAGATGGTGGTATACCTAATCGTATATCTAAATCACCTATTTTTTTACCTATACTAATTAATGACATTAAATAAATCTCCTACTGTCTGAATAAACTTTAGCATCACTTGCTTTTTGAAATCTTTGCACTGGTAGATATATTGCTACTGCAGCCTCATTCATATTTATTCTTAAAAAACCTGTTTGTAATTGTGAATACAAATATTTCTTTATCGTTGGTTTCACAATTTTAATACCTTTTACATCATCATAATTTACATCAAATTTTGTTTTACTATCAAATTTTGTATCATCAGCAAATTGTTGCATACGTTCTAACAATCTAAATCTTAACAATGGTGGTAAATAGTGAAAATTCATACCTAAAAAACCACCTGTTATAGGTTCTAATGGCAATACTAAAGGAAATATATCATAATAAGGTAACGTTCTTCTTAATTTAGGATTATAACCAAATAAGTTCAATCGTCCTACACTAGGCCGACCATTGAGTTTACCTTGTCTAAACAACTGTCTAGCAGTGGTACCACTTGCAATCTTATTTACTTGTGTTCTATACCACGTGGCAGACCTGTCTGTATCGCCTGCTTTTAGTTTAATTGTGTCAAATACACTTGCCATATTATATATTTATGTTGTAAATAAATAGTTTTATGAATAAGATAAAGAAGTTTACTAATATTGATAAACGACCCTATCAAGGTAGATTTACACCTTTAAATCCACAAAAATATAAAGGTAATGTAAAAAACATAATATATCGTTCAAGTTGGGAAAAAAAGTTTATGGGATATTGTGATAGAAACAAAGATGTATTAGAATGGGGTAGTGAAGAAATTGCCATATATTATCGTTCTATTGATAACCGTCCTCATAGATACTTTCCTGACT